TTAAAGGAATGAGACTTGTCAGTTGATCTTTTAGCGCCATTATGATGCCTTAGCTTTATTGTACTCACCAACTAGGTCTAGGTTGTCCATTTCTGTTTGCCAGGATTGAAGATTTGCAACGTTATTTTTAATCTCTTGCAGCGTTCCAGTTAGAGCTTCGCGAACAGACTTATCTGACACCAACTCTCCAATTTTGGCCGCAATTTCAAACAACGTATCTAAATCTTCAGAAAGCTCACCGCCTTTAATTTTATTTAAAATACGTGTTTCTGCCTGGCTAATTAACTCGTTAATTTTAGTAAGCGTGGCCTGTTCTCCACTACCTTGTTGAGTTTGAATTGCAGATATTGCTTCATGCAGACTTTTATAATCCGCGCCGATGGCCTTGATTGCATCAACTATTTTTTTATGTTTTTGATTTTCCATAGTGTTCCTATATTTTGGCTAACTCATAAATTGTTAAAAGGTCAGGTAAGTCGTCGTCACTTTGATATATGACTTCACCTTTTTCGACTACCGCTACTATTTCTTGGGGTGGATCAACCACTGCAACAATGTCATCCATTACGCGCCCCTGTCATATCAGGTGTAACATCAAGTTGAAGGTTAATTCTCCCGCCTCTAATTGGCGTTTTAACTCGTCCTTTATTAGATACCGCCTGTAAATCATAGTCCGCCTGAGACCACGTCGCGTCTTTTGTTAAATTGTGATTAAACGTAATTTTTAAAACGCCTCCAGGGGCATCTGTAACTTCGATTTCACCTGTTGTGGATGATAGTGTTAGCACAGGCTTGTTTCTGACTGTAGCCCATAAATCAAAGCGTGCCATATCACTCAAATCGAGTGGTTTTAATGTTTTATCCGGCTGTTTTTCAAACAGGCGAACAATACATTCCTCGTCATCACCACGGTAAAGGTTAATCGTTGTTTTATCCATTTTTATGCACCATCGCTGCAAGTTGGTTTGGGCTAAAACGCCAGCCTTCTTCGCTGTTATAAATTGCGTTAAAGCACCATTCTGAACAAAAATATTTGCTTCGTTTTTGCTTAATCCCAAGCACGATGCCTAACGCACCCCACCAGTCATATTTAGCGCCAGTTGTGCGGTTGAAATAAGATTTAATCTGCGCTTCTGTTACGTTATCTAGTAAGACTAAATCCCACTTGTCCGTGTCAGATAAATCAATCTGCTTACAGCGGACGCCACCGTCGCGCACGGACGCTGAATAGCAATCAAAAACCGTAACATGTTCATAGTGGTCGCCTTGAACAAACTCCATGCGCTCAATCGCTATTTCGCAGTGCGAGTATTTACCCTTTGTAAAAAAGCGCGTCACCGCATCAGCCAATGCTTTAAAAGGCTCTTTTAAGAAGCTGCGTTTATGCTTATAAAACGCGAGATAAATACGGTTAGCCATTGTTATACGCCTCCATCAATGCATCCATTTGCTTAATAATGTCATCGTGAATGGACTGCATTTTCTCGATTGTCAATCCTGGCACTTTAAGCTCGTATTTGCGCATGCGTTGATTTGCAAGCTCGACCTGTAATTTCTCAAGCCCAGCGGCTTGCACCAAAATCAAATCTGTTGCAGCTTGGTTATTTAACCCGGCGCGTTTGGCAAAGTCAGTGATATATCTGCTGCATTCGCCTTGATAACCAGCTGCCTTATATGCTTCTGCTGCTGTTTGGCGCTCACGATACTCGGACTCGAAACGCGTCCACGTGCTGTAAATAGAGGCAGCGTGAACATCAATGTTATTGATTAGTCGCGTTTGTGTGTCCTTGGTAAACTCAGCTTGCTTTGTCTTTGATAAAACAAACTGTTTTGTCACATTATCAAATTCATGAAACTCGCTTGGCGCTTTACCGGAATATTTAACTTTCCCGCTTTCTAACCAAACCGCACCACCGCCGGTTATACTGGCTGAAATCCCATCAATTTCTTCATCGCTCACTTCAATCCAATTTTGATTATCTGTTACGAGATAATCAGGCGCGAACGTGCTTGTTTCTATATTAAATAACATCATATTTACCACCCGTACCATCCGATTGCTAAAATGTTTAATCCCACTTCACCGGCTGCGTGAATTTCCACAACATTCCCATTTTGAATGTTTGCCCCTACTACTTTTCGTCCGCCACCAACATCGGTTGCCTGCACCATGCAGCTCCCGTTAAATGCTTCCGGTAGATTTACTCTAGCGTAGCCATTAATGGTTACATTCATGATAATAACTCGCATTACACCATTATCTGCCATTGGTACATCAAACACTTCAGCGCCGTTATAATGGTGCGGATAATGCTGATGTCGATATCTATTTTTTCGGTAGGTGTTGTTTAACTCATTCCAAACATTGCTAATATCAGCTTGTTTTGCAAAGTAGTCGTGCAACCAGCCGTATTGTTTACTCCATAGCGCGCCGGTGGACTTAATTGTTAACGCCGTTTGTCGGCTATCTCTATTCCAATCAGAGCCTTCTGGCGTGTTTAAAAATTCGATCTGCGTGCTGTTTTGTCCGGCATCTCTAAACCAAATTGAAGAGCGCGGCACGGTGTCGGACTGGTAAAAATCCACAAAGCCGCTTGTATTTTGGCCACCAGCTTTATTTCTAATCGCTAAGCCACTCGCAAAACCACCGGATTTAACCCCATCGATAAACAGCATCCCATTAATAACATCGCCGTTTTTGGACACTTTTGTATTAACGTCTTCCACCAAAGCCATCGTGCCATTACGTTTAGCGGGGGCGTGGATAGCGTATGTAGTGTTATCAATTCTCGACCAAAATTTAAAATGGTCAGCTTCGCACTCCATACGGAAAGCATGCCCATTTTTCCCGCCTGACATCTCATAACCGCCGTACCCTGCATCGCTAGGGATAACCTTGGCATAGTTTTTAAGGTTTGAAGAATAAGGTACGAAATTTGCTAATTTGTCATTCACTGACTTCACTGCTTTAGGCGTAGCTGCCTCAGTTTCACTTTCACTATCAATAGCAGAATTTAGTTTAACTTCACCTTTATCCTTAGTGGTTGCGGTTTTACGGTTATCACCAATAATCTTAACAATTGATTCATAAAGCTGTGTTTGCTTATTCTCCACAGGGTTGAACCCTGCTTTTATCAATACATAATGAGCTTCAGCCTGAATATCTCGTAGATTTTCCTGAACATTATTCAGCCACACATCTTTAACTTGCGTGCCTTGTTCGCCAGTTGCTGGATTCCCGTTGTGGAATAAGCCGTCTCGGGTATCAACTTTAGGCATTAACGTTTTCATAAATTAAGATCCTTGATAAGCAAAATAACAATAGGTATGTGCTGGTTTTAAATCTTTAAAAAACTCTTCAATGATTCTGTCGCCAAATTCAACTAAATGATTGCCAGCAAAAGAGCTTCCCGCGCGGAAATACACGATATTGTCATCACCATTAAGTACCGATACCCGCCACATAAAAATAAGATTTTCTCTTTCTTCGTTGCGGAATTGAGCTAAATCACCAGGGTTTGGTAAGTCATTAGCAAGAGGCGAGAACTCTTTAATTTCAATTTTGTACCCAATGCTTTCTGCAATTTTCATAAAATAAGGAATAGATAGCCCACCAATAGCATTCAACTGGACAATGACTCTCTTCACTCTTTCTTGATAGCTCTTGCCAAAGTCAGTTTTAATCCCACATAAACGCTCCCAATCGTCCAACATGGAATTCGAGGTGATAGGTTCAACTACGTTTAACATATCATTGGCTTTTTGTTGTAAGCGATTAAAGGCATTACCATCCACTTCACATTGTGCTAAGAAATGCTCACCATTAATGTTGTAGGAAATAGGTGGGTAAAGTTTAGATAGCACTTGTTTATGGTTAATTTGCATTAGGCCATCTCCGTCACAGTAATCGTACCAAGTCGGAACCATTCTATTTTCGTGCGTACATCTGCTTTTAAATTAGTGATAGGTGCCGTAAACTTACGGTCAACCACGCCTACCAAGTTATTCACCACAGCTTCACATTGGGACACAATTAGATCATCACCTGGGATCAATGTATTAAAATAATCCGAAAGTGCGGTTGAAATAGCCACCTTAATTTCTGGCAAAGTCACGCCACTGGTTTTCACCTGAATATTAAAATTCACTTTTGTTACATCAGGTTTTACCACTTTGCTTTCACGTGCTGTCACGGGGCGTACATCATTAATATAAGTTTGACAGCGCAGCACGGTATCATCGTTCGGGACATCATTGTTAGAAGTAATGGCAATATCTACCGTACCCAATCCTCGTCTCAGTGGATAAACATAAGCTGCATCCACACCATCTACTGATAATGCCCAGGTGCGATAGTCATAGCGATTCCCCCCAGCAGGTGGACGTCTAATAATCTCAAGCAATCTCTCAAGTAACGATGCATCACTTTCAGCATCTGTCGCACCAATAATATTGTTTAATACAACATCACTTTGCACGCCAACAGGAGCCGCCATAAAACTACCTTTTGTTGCAGTAGTAATGTTATAACTTGCACCCGTGGCTAATGCGCGTACCGGCACGGTAGTCTCACCATTACTTGAGATAACTGCATTCGCGGTTGTCTCATAAAATCGGTTATCGTCGGTTTTAATTTGTAAACCCGCTTTGATCTCTGCACCGACTTGACCTGTGACAGTTGCACCAGTACCACTTGAAGACGTTGCATTACGACGACGAATACCACGCAAAGCGGCATGTTTTTCTAAAAAATCTGTGTCAGCGGTATCGGGGAAAAATTGCTTGATTATCCATTTTTGATGGGCATAAATACCTTCAGCAACGGCGGCTAAACTGCTCGCACGGGCATAATAATCGCTATCCACACTCACATCAGCTAGCGGTTCTAACGACTGCACATCACGCAAGATAGTTTGGCGAATATCATCTAAACTTGGCACAATAAACATGGTTTAAACCCTTTTTAAATAACTTTTACCGGGTGTTTAAATTGATAGGTTTCACCTCGGTTATCTCGAATGGATATATCTAAAATTAATAATCCCTTGTGGGGTTGTGTATAAGTCACAATGATTTCGGCGGCACGTCCATCATCAATCAACGGTTGTAAGGCTTCTTCTGCATATTGTTGAGCAAGTGGCCCAACATGTCGCAAATCCTTTTCTTTAGGGATAGTATGGAGCAAAGAGCCTACACGCCCATCTGCCCACCAGGTGCCTAAGGGTGTGGTTAGTCTGATATACACAGCATTTTGCAGTGTACTGATTTGCTTACTTGTGTAGTCGCCGGTAAGCGGGCTGATCTCTCTGTCCATAGTGACAGGATAAGGGATTTAGAGAAAAGAAAAGAGGTGACTGACTTCAGCACCTCCTTTTAGCATTTTTATTTAGGTTGACCTGTTTCACCACCGCTATCACCAGAATGCTTGTGATTACGCAATGATATAGCACCGGCTTTCACATCTCCTCCTGTAGTAAAATCTCCGCCTTGTTGTTTTACGTTGCCGGTAAAACTCGCACCACTGCCGCCTTTCACCGCCATACCGCCATTTCCGTTAATTTGACCTTGCGCAGTAAAGACCTGATCTGTTTCAACCAGTGGGCTTGATATATCCACTTTTGTTGCCGCTTTAATCTTTAACACATCACAATCAATCTCAATTAACCGCCCCTTTTTTAACACAATACTAGAGCCACTTTCATCATAAACAGCGACTTCGCCACCTTGCAGATTTTTCACACGGAAAGAACCGTTCTCAGTCGCAATCACAATGCCGTGGCTAGTTTGCCCGCCAATAGGGATAATCACTGCTTGAGTATCTGCAGGCGGCACCGACGTAAACCCAAATTGCTGCATCATCTCTAC